TGGCGTGAATAGTTTCTTTACATACACCTTCTTTCCATTTTGCTCCACATACGTGCGCCCCATTATGTCCCGGAACACTTTCCGACCTTTGGAATTAACTTTGTCAAGGGATGTCGCGTTTGGAGCAGGTTCCTTCTTTGAAACAGGAGCTGGGGGTGGAGTGCGTTCCTTCAATGAAATTGGCACAGTTGCCTTCGAGTATGGACTTGGACTTGGGGTTCGTTCCTTCTTTGAAACAGGAGCTGGCGATCTTTTAGATACAGGAGTAGGACTTCTGGCAGATTTGGCACTTGCATAACTAGAGGGAGATTCTTCATCTACTTCATCTGCCCAGTATTTACCATCACGAGGTTTCCACGGAGTTTTCTTCTTCACTGGTGTAACTCTGATTTCTCCACTCTCAAGGCTATTTGTTGGACTCATTTTTACATCTTTGATGGCTATGCCCCACTTGTCAGAACGCAGTTGTGGCAGCTTTGCTCTGTCATCTGCTGGGATCTGATTCCACAGAGTCTGGAGAACTTTGTAATCTGGGTTGTACCAGGGGAAACTACGCTGCTTGATGATTCTGTTAGAATAATCCACCAGAGTTTGCTTGCCATTGATTTGTTTCTCCGTCCATATCTCAGCAAATGACCTGTTTGACCCCTCTGACACCATGTCAGATACATCCTTGCCAATTTGAGCAGGGAAGTTGTCTGGCATTCTTATCGCAAAGCCAAAGTCAATCAATTTTGCCCTCCCTGTAGAAGAATCTATCATAATGTTTTCGCGGTGCAAATCGCCGTGTACATAACCCGCAAGCCATAGAGAACACACAATTTGCTCCACATTCACATAAAGTCTTGCCATATATGATTTGTTTGGCAACATGGTTAAGAACTTAGCAAGGCTGACTGTCCCGGCCGGGTCCATCACGGTTATCGCAGTGTGCTGTGCTAATTTCCCCCCTTTGATAATATAACTCAAGTAGAACTTTGGAACATTATCTGATATGCATGCTGGTTTTGTAGCACCAGGGACTCTGGCACATGAGGGCGTGTCGGTGAGATTCTTGTGAACTGTGTTTTCACGGATTGCTTCGGATATGAAGTGCCCGTCGTTCATCCGTCCTTGCTGCCTCACTTCTTTGATGATGACTATCGAGCCAACTTTGGGAAACTCATAGAACACCTTGCCACCGCCGTATTGCATGCCTTCTTTCAACTTGGCAATGAGTGGCAAAGTGACCTTTGCCACGTACACCTTGCCATTGACCCCACCTCCAATGCGTTTTCCGTACTTTGAGACTACAAACGTCATATTATCTCTTGTTGTCTTTGTCTTTCTTGCAAAATCCTCGCCAGGAATTGGCAGGTTCTCTCTCGGGCTGAGACGTCCCTTTGGCAAAGTATGACTCTCTGGACCACCAGCCAATTTTGGTGACATCTTATATGGGGACGTCTTTACAGGATGCGTCTTCATTTATCTTATCCCAATATATTTATTCATATCGACACTCTTAATATATAAATGAACTGAAAATGTGATATACAAATGACAATTTGCAAACACCCAGAGTGCAGGAAACAAGGATTGTACAACACCAAAGGTCTCAAACCCAGATGGTGTAAAGCGCACAAGACTGATGAGATGGTAAATGTCAAGAACAAGAAGTGCCCGTGCGGAACTATACCAAGTTTCAATCTCCCAGGAGAAATCATGGGAATTTGTTGCAAGGAATGCAAGACGTCTGAGATGATAAATGTCAAGGACAAGTTATGTCCGTGCGGAACGCGACCAAGTTTCAATTTTCCTAGAGAAACTGTTGGAATTTGTTGCGTTGAGTGCAAGATGTCCGAGATGGTAAATGTTGTCAACAAGAAATGTCCATGCGGAAATCGACCAAGTTTCAATTTCCCAGGAGAAACCGTGGGGATTTGTTGCAAGGAGTGCAAGACTGATGAGATGGTAAATGTAGTGAGCAAGAAGTGTCCGTGCGGAAAGATACCAAGTTTCAATCTTCCTGGAGAAACCGTGGGGATTTGTTGCGTTGAGTGCAAGACTCCTGAGATGGTAAATGTCAAGGACAAGTTATGTCCGTGCGGAACGCAACCAAGTTTCAATCTCCCAGGAGAAACCGTGGGGATTTGTTGTGCTGAGTGCAAGACGTCTGAGATGGTAAATGTTGTGAGCAAGCTATGTCCATGCGGAACGCGACCAAATTTTAATTTTCCTGGAGAAACCATGGGAATTTATTGCGTTGAGTGCAAGACTCCTGAGATGGTAAATGTTGCTAGCAAGAAATGTTCATGTGGAAAGCAACCAAGTTTCAATTTCCCAGGAGAAACCGTGGGGATTTGTTGCGCTGAGTGTAAGACGCCAGGGATGGTAAATGTCATCGGCAAGAGATGCCCTGGATACAATGGTGTAGAGTGTCCAGGTAATTATCATCTTGCATCAGCATGTCAGTATTGTCTGTCATGTGACCCCGATGACTCTCGGCGCGAAACGCGCAAGAAGTATGAAAACGCATTCTTCAAGCACATTGCTGGAAGGATTGATGTAAAACGCAGGGAATTCATCGTTAAATACGACACCAATGAGACGGCCAAGAAATTTGCGCGTCTGGATGGCATTGTGTTTGGCGATGGTATCACCGTGTGTCTTGAGGTCGATGAAAACGGCCACGAAAGGTATGCTTGTGATGAGTCTCGAATGCATATGGTGTCCGCTGAACTTCTCAAACAATACCCACATACAGATGTGTGTTGGGTCCGCGTGAATCCCACCACAAAACACAAGAACCCTTGGGGTGTCGCTGCCAAACGAGTTCGTGCTGAACGATTTGATGCTGTTATCAAAGCCGTGAACGATGTTTTGAAGAATAAGACAACTGATATTATTTACATAGGTTTTGATGTTTAGGCACGAAAGCACTTCATGATAGACTTAATCACTTTGCGCTTGATGCTTGGTTGTGAACTCGCGGTGTCTTCTAGATCATTGTTGCCAGACGTGATAATTGCATCAGCAGGATGATAATTCGATACAGCTGCAAGAAATTCTTCAACTTCATAAGAGTCCGACCGATAAAGTGTGAGCGGAGCAGATGGCTTCTTTGGCGCATTGGGAACCATGGTGTCAATGGAGTGGAAGCAGAGAGGAGTGTTCATATTTTAAGTAAGTGATTTATCTTATTTGTTGGCATTTTATATATACTTTGTCAAACCTGGGTCAAATGACAAGTATATCGACATAATTAACTTAAAATAATCTGATATGTGTGTATCATATAGTTATTATGGCTTCTCTCTTTGTGGTCACCCAAATTACAAACACCAAAAACATGGCAGGCATTCCTCATAACCACGCAATTGCTAACATTGACGGAGCCGCCATCTTTGGGTTCAGAAAGCTTCCTCTTGCAGCAAAATTTGCAAAGGCAATAGATCATCGCATTACTACAAACGCTGAGTATGTTTTCTGCGAAGACCTTGTAGAGCCCTTTTCCAACTTGGCAAGGGGTCAGGTTCTCAGTTTCAAGTATCCCTATGCAATCACCAGGGATGTCAGGTTTGACAACGTAATCATCGGTCGTGTAAAAGAGAGCGAACTAGTGGCTTATTGTTCTGCTCTGCAAGTTTCCACCGTGATGCTAAACGAAACATCTGATAGTCTGTATGTAGAGGACATTCTCAGCCCTGCCCGTTCCTTGCAGTATAGCGCAGGGTTTCTTGACTATCTCTACCACATTGAGGAAAGTGACTGATATATCGACACGTTATTTATAAGAAAACCATGATTTCTGATTTTGATGACCTTGAATAATTAAATATCATGTAAACTTAAACAAAACATGGTGGTAGAACTCACTAAACAGAAATCAGGGCCAAAGAAATTCAAGGCAGTGTTCTTGGATGACAAGACAAAGAAAAAAGTGAAAACGGTTTACTTCGGACAATTTGGCGCAAGCGATTACACAATTCACAAAGATCCCGCACGCATGAAGAGATATGTAATCAGACATCAGAAAAGAGAAGACTGGACGAGAGCCGGAAAGTACACACCAGGGTTCTGGAGCAAACACTTGCTATGGAGCAAACCTTCTTTCACAGATGCTTTGAAGTTGACGCAGTCTAAAGTCGGAGAGAGAATTGTATATAAAAAATAAAAAAAACATATTATCTAATCTTAACAAACGTATAATGAGTTATTTCCTGACTCCGTGGGCAAGTCATTTTGATGAGTTAAATGCTTCTGGAAACATTATTACAGAACAATATTTCATAGGAAATGGAGCTTTCCTAACTGGAGCAACTTTTACTCCACCAGCAGTTTCATCATCTGACATCCGAGGCAACGTTATTGGATCATACGCCAATGTGACCAACATCATCGCAACTGCTGGCAACATCGCAAATGTCCGCTTTGCTGCAGATGGCAACGTAACAGCCTCGTACTTCTTTGGCAACGGTTCCCAGCTGACCGGCGTCACATCAACTCTCCCATCCGTTGCAAACATCGACATCCGAGGCAACGTTATTGGATCATACGCCAACGTGACCAACATCATCGCAACTGCTGGCAACATCG